GCTCATAACCTGAAGGTCGCAGGTTCAAATCCTGCCCCCGCAACCAAGTTCCAGAATTGAAATCAATCACTTACGCAAACGCCCCAGACCCGCGTCCGGGGCGTTCGCATGTCAACTCCGCAATACGTCCGCAGAACGCGGACACGACCGCTCCGGTGTTGCTGGTCTCTACCGAATTGACTTTGGAATCGCGATAGGTTCATTATGGCCATTATGTCCCAAAATCCGCGGGGCGGTACATGAAGGCCATGTCGGCCCGGGAGGCCAAACATCAGTTCGGCCGGCTTATTGACACCGCGCGCGCGGAGCCCGTGGTCGTCGAAAAGCACGGCCGTCCCGTCGTGGTGGTCCTCGCGGTCGAGGAGTTCGAGCGCATCAAGACTATCGTCGACAAGGCGATGGCGCCGGGTAAGAAGAAAACGAGGGGGTAGGCATGGCGCGCGGACGGCCACGGAAAGCGGCGGAGAACGCAACCGCAGAAGCAAACAACGGCGCGACAGTTGGCTACGAGGCCCAGCTGTGGAAGATGGCCGATGCGTTGCGCGGCAGCATGGACGCTGCGGAATACAAGCACGTCGTCCTGGGGCTGATCTTCCTGAAGTACATTTCCGATGCCTTCGAGGAGATGCACGCAAGACTCGAAGCCGAACGCGCGCAAGGCGCCGATCCAGAAGACCCTGACGAATACCGCGCCCAGAACGTTTTCTGGGTGCCGCCGGAGGCCCGCTGGGCGCATCTCAAGGCGCAGGCCCGTCAGCCGACGATCGGTCGGCTGATCGACGATGCCATGGCTGGCATCGAGCGTGACAACCCAGCCCTTAAAGGTGTTCTGCCCAAGGACTACGCGCGGCCGGCGTTGGACAAAGCGCGCCTCGGCCAGCTCATCGATCTGATCAGCAACATCAAGATTGGCGATGAGGAAGCCCGCGCTAAGGATGTGTTGGGACGCGTCTACGAATATTTTCTGTCGCAGTTCGCGAGCGCCGAAGGCAAGAAGGGCGGCGAATTCTACACGCCGCGCTGCGTCGTCAAGCTGCTCGTCGAGATGCTGGAGCCCTACAAGGGGCGCGTCTACGATCCCTGCTGCGGCTCGTCCGGCATGTTCGTGCAGTCGATGGAATTCATCCGCGCGCACGCCAACGGCAACGGCAACGGCGGCAAGGCCAAGGCCGACATCTCGATCTATGGCCAGGAGTCGAACTACACCACATGGCGGCTCGCGAAGATGAACCTCGCCATCCGCGGCATCGATGGCCAGATCGCGCATGGCGACACGTTCCACAACGACCGCTTTCCCGATCTCAAGGCGGATTTCATCCTCGCCAATCCGCCCTTCAATGTGAGCGATTGGGGCGGCGACAGGCTGAGGGGCGACAAGCGCTGGCAATATGGCGTGCCGCCCGCCGGCAACGCCAACTTCGCCTGGGTGCAGCACATCATCCACCATCTGGCGCCAACCGGCACGGCGGGCTTCGTGCTCGCCAACGGCTCCATGTCGTCGAACCAGTCCGGCGAAGGGGAAATCCGCAAGAACATCGTCGAGGCCGATCTCGTCGACTGCATGGTGGCGCTGCCGGGCCAGCTCTTCTACTCAACGCAAATACCGGCTTGTTTGTGGTTCTTGGCGCGCGACAAGAAGAACCATCGCTTCCGCGACCGGCGAGGCCATGTGCTGTTCATCGACGCGCGCAAGATGGGCCGCATGGTGGACCGGACCCATCGCGAACTCACAGATGCGGACATCGCCAAGATCGCCGGCATGTATCACCTGTGGCGCGGCGAGAAGGATGTGCCGCCGGAGGCGGTGGACGGCCGTACGGCCTATGAAGACATTCCCGGCTTCTGTAAGGCGGCGAGCCTCGACGAAATCCGCAAGCACGGCCATGTGCTCACCCCGGGCCGCTATGTTGGCGCCGAGGCGCAGGAAGACGACGGCGAGCCGTTTGCAGAGAAAATGGGTCGCCTCGTCGCGCAACTCCACGCGCAACAGGCGGAGGCCGCGAAGCTCGACGCCGCCATCGCCGCCAACTTGAAGGAGCTGGGGTATGGCGGGTGAGAGCCAAGCTCTGGAAGTTGATCGTGGATGGCTCTTTCACCCAGTCTTTCCCCAAGATTGGCAGCGTTCCCCACTGTATCCGCTTGCGCAATGGGTCAACGGCATTGCGTTTAGAGATATCCAGTTCTCCGCTAGCGGGCGACCTGTGATCAAGATTGCTGAGATCAAGGGAGGGATTAGCGAGCAAACCAAATTCACAGAGCAGACATTCGATGAGAGCGTTCTTGTGCGATCTGGAGATCTCCTGTTCTCCTGGTCTGGACAACCGGAGACTTCAATTGATGCCTTCTGGTGGCGCGGACCTGAGGGATGGCTCAATCAGCACGTATTCAAGGTGACGCCGCGGGAGGGAATTGACGCGACGTTCTTCTTCTATCTTCTACGCTATCTGAAACCTAATTTTGTTGGCATCGCTCGGAACAAGCAGACAACGGGTCTAGGCCACGTCACGAAGCGTGACCTTGAGACCATAGTCGTAGGAGTCCCCGATTCCGCAGAACAACGAGCCATCGCGCACATCCTGGGGGCGCTCGACGACAAGATTGAACTGAACCGGAAGATGGCAGCGACGCTGGAGGCCATGGCGCGCGCCATTTTCAAGGCCTGGTTTGTCGATTTCGAACCCGTGCGCGCTAAGCAAGACGGCCGCGACCCCGGCCTGCCGCCACGGATCGCCGATCTGTTTCCTGACCGACTCGTCGAGACCGAGGAAGATGAAATCCCAGAGGGGTGGCAGTGGGGCACGGTGGCCGATGTGCTTGAGCTTGCCTACGGTAAGGCGCTCAAGGCCACGGATCGGCGGCCCGGCCCGTTCCCGGTTTATGGCTCCGGCGGGATCAATGGGTACCACGACAGCGCACTGGTGGGGGGACCAGCAATTATCGTCGGTCGGAAAGGGAGCGTCGGCACCATCTATTGGGAGGACGACCCCTGTTTTCCTATCGACACTGTCTTCTACGTCGTTCCGAGGCTGGCTCTGACTTTCTGCTTTTACCTGCTTGAGACGCAGGGACTGCAAGGCATGAACACGGATGCCGCCGTTCCTGGTCTCAATCGAAGCAACGTTTATCGCCTTGAAGTCGTAATACCAGACGGTGCTGTGGTTAAGGAGTTCGATCAGATTGCGAGAAATCTTCGCAGTCGAATCAGAATTGCACGTGAAGAAGAACGCACCCTCGCCGCCCTCCGCGACACGCTGTTGCCCAAGCTTATCTCCGGCGAACTGCGGGTGAAGGACGCCAAGAAGTTTCTCGAAAGGGCGCTCTGATGGCCGAAGACGCGCCCACTCCCTTCGTCATGCATGGCGCCCGCGAAGCGATGGCGAGCGGCCTGGCGCACATCGCTCAACAGGTCGAAGGCATCGAGCGTGCCGTGGTGGAGAACCCTGGTCTCGCCTTCGACCTCGCGAAGACCTTAATCGAAAGCACTTGCCGAGCCGTCTTAGGCGAGCGTGCCGTAGCGCATTCCGAGGCGGATGATCTACCGAGGCTGTTTAGGATTGCAACGCAGCACCTTCCTTTCCTTCCTCCGACTGCCAGCGATGCTGCCGAGGTGCGCAAAAGCCTTGCGCAGACCTTGGCGGGGCTGAACACCGCCATCCAGGGCATCTGCGAGTTGCGAAACCAGTGCGGTTTCGCCTCGCACGGTTCAGGCAATCCGCGCCCGCCTATGGAAGCCGTCCAGGCTTTGCTGGCGGCCGAAGCAGCGGACGCCATCGTGGGTTTTCTCCACCGTGTACATCGGCAGGACCGGACACCCACCGCGCGCGCTTTGGCCTATGGCGACCATCCGGAGTTCAACGACCATGTCGATGACGCTCACGGAATGATCCGGGTTTTTGACAGCGAGTTCCGCCCAAGCGAGATCTTGTTCACGCTGGAACCGGAGAGCTACCGGGTGTACCTCGCCGAGTTCGAAACCGCAGGGGAAAACGACGATGACGGCGCGCCGGATCAAGCGGTGGAGGCGGCACCATGAACGATCGCGGCGTCACTGAAACAGTCGTTGAACAAGCAGCGCTGGCTTGGCTCGAAAGTGCCGGTTGGCAGGTTAGCCATGGCTCCGATATTGCGCCCGGAGAACCCGGGGCGGAGCGATCAGACTATCGCGAGGTTATCCTCGAACGCCGGCTCCGCGACGGCCTTGCGCGCTTGAATCCAGCATTGCCACCGGAGGCACTCGACGATGCCTTCCGCAAGCTCACGCGCCCTGAAGGCGTCGATCTCATCATACGTAACCGCGCGCTGCATCGATTACTTGTCGATGGGGTGACGGTGGAATACCGAGACGCCGACGGTTCAATACGAGGCGCACAAGCACGCGTGATCGATTTCGACGATCCGCTTGGAAACGATCTCCTCGCCGTCAACCAGTTCAGCGTTTCGGAAAACCAGCACAGCCGTCGGCCTGATGTCGTTCTATTCGTCAACGGCCTGCCTCTCGCCGTGATCGAGCTCAAAAACGCGGCGGACGAAGATGCGACGATCTGGACTGCCTTTGCACAGCTCGAAACCTACCAGGCCGAGATCCCAACGCTTTTCCTGACGAACGCCGTGCTCGTTGTTTCGGACGGCACACAAGCGCGTGTTGGGGCCGTCGGCGCAGGACGAGAGTGGTTTAAGCCATGGCGAACTATTACGGGCGAGACGGTCGCCGATCCCCATCTGCCCGAGATCCAGGTGGTGATCGAAGGCGTGTTTGCGCCGCGGCGCTTCCTCGATCTGGTGCGCGACTTCATTGTGTTCGAGGACGATGGCGGCGCGCGCATCGTCAAGAAGATCGCGGGCTATCATCAGTTCCATGCCGTGCAAGTAGCAGTCGAGCAGACACTGCGCGCCGCTGCGATGCGGGCCGCGCAACCCGCTGGGCTTGCCGAGGAGCCGGGACACTATCAATCAGGCCATCCGGCGGGCGGCAGGCCTGGCGATCGGCGTATCGGCGTTGTCTGGCACACGCAGGGGTCGGGCAAGAGCCTGACCATGGCGTTCTATGCAGGCCGCATCATTCGCGAGCCCGCGATGGGGAACCCTACCATCGTGGTGCTGACCGACCGAAACGATCTCGACGACCAACTCTTCGGCACCTTCGCACGCTGCCAGGACCTTCTGCGTCAACCGCCAGTGCAGGCGGAAAGCCGGGCGCATCTGCGTGAGCTTCTATCGGTCGAGTCGGGCGGAGTCGTGTTCACAACGATCCACAAGTTCTTTCCTGAGGAAAAGGGCGACCGCCACCCGACGCTTTCGGAGCGCCGCAACATCGTAGTCATCGCCGACGAGGCGCATCGGAGCCAGTACGATTTCATCGACGGCTTCGCCCGACACATGCGCGATGCGCTTCCGCATGCCTCCTTCATCGGGTTCACGGGGACACCGATCGAGCTCAAGGACGCCAACACGCGCGCGGTTTTCGGCGATTATATCAGCGTTTACGACATCCAGCGCGCAGTCGACGACGGCGCGACGGTGCCAATCTACTACGAGAGCCGGCTTGCCAAGATCGCCCTCGACGACGCCGAACGCCCGCGCATCGATCCTGAATTCGAGGAGGTCACCGAGGGCGAGGAGATCGAACGGAAGGAAAAGCTCAAGACCAAGTGGGCACAGCTCGAAGCAATCGTCGGCGCCGAGAAACGCCTCAAGCTCGTTGCACAAGACATCGTCGATCACTTCGAGAAGCGACTTGAGGCGCTCGACGGCAAGGCCATGATCGTTTGTATGAGCCGGCGCATCTGTGTCGAACTCTACAACGAAATTGTCCGACTGCGGCCCGCTTGGCACCATGAGGAGGATGAGAAGGGCGCGTTGAAGGTCGTCATGACCGGCTCGGCTAGCGATCCCGTCGAATGGCAATCTCACATTCGGAACAAGCCGCGACGCGAGACACTCGCCAAGCGTTTCCGTGATCCCGGCGATCCCTTTCAGATTGTGATCGTCCGCGACATGTGGTTGACCGGTTTCGACGCGCCAAGTCTTCACACGATGTATATCGATAAGCCGATGCGTGGACATGGCCTGATGCAGGCCATCGCGCGCGTCAATCGCGTCTTCCGTGACAAGCCCGGCGGGCTGGTCGTGGACTACCTCGGCTTGGCGCATGAGCTGAAGCAGGCGCTCGCTACCTACACGGAAAGCGGCGGTCGCGGACGAACGGCCCTCGATCAAGAGGAAGCGGTCGCCGTGATGCAGGAGAAGTACGAGGTCTGCTGCGCCCTGTTCCACGGCTTCGACCGAACAAAATGGACAACCGGGACGCCGCAGGAACGGCTCAGCCTCTTGCCCGCCGCGCAGGAACACATACTCGTTCAGGAAAACGGCAAGGAGCGGTGCCTGCGTGCGGTGCGCGAGCTCTCGCAAGCCTTTTCGCTCGCCGTCCCCCATGAAGAGGCGCTGCGGATTCGGGACGATGTCGCATTCTTCCAGGCTGTGCAGGCGGCACTTGCCAAGCGCGCGCCGGGCGATGCTCGGCCCGAAGAGGAGCTCGATCACGCCGTCCGTCAGATCATTTCCCGTGCGGTCGCGCCGGAAGGGGTGGTCGATATCTTCGCGGCGGCCGGGCTCGAGAAGCCGGATATTTCGATCCTCTCCGACGAGTTCCTCGCCGAGGTGCGGGGGATGCCGCAACGGAATCTGGCCGTGGAGCTTCTGCAGAAGCTTCTGCAGGGCGAGATCAAGAGTCGGCGGCGCAAGAATATCGTACAAGCTCGGTCCTTCGCCGAGTTGTTGGAGCAGTCGATCCGTCGCTACCAGAACCGGGCCATCGAAGCGGCGCAAGTGATCGAAGAGCTGATCCAGCTAGCCAAGGACATGCGCGCCGCCAATGCGCGGGGCGAGGAACTTGGCCTCAGCGAGGATGAACTCGCCTTTTACGATGCTCTGGAAACGAACGACAGCGCTGTAAAGGTCCTTGGTGATGACACCCTGCGCGCGATCGCTCGCGAGCTTCTAGATGGGATGCGGAAGAATGTGACAATTGATTGGACCCTACGGGAGAATGTGAGAGCGCAGCTGCGAGTCATGGTGAAGCGAATTCTTCGTAAGCATGGCTATCCGCCTGACAAGCAGGAAAGGGCTACTCAGCTCGTACTTGAACAAGCGGAGGTTCTTTCTGTCAGTTGGGCAGCTTGAGCAAAGGAGCGCACCGCCGGGTATCTACCGTCGCGACGTCGTTTCTTGAATGGTAGCTTAGCTCGTCGTCCTTCGCCAAAGGATTCTCAGGACTGCGTTGGGAGCTCAGGCGGTGCAGGAGCATCCACTGCCGCGGCTCCCGACTGAAGGCCGTCCCTCCAAGCTCGGAGCGCTTGGCCCGCGCTTTCCATTGCTTGGCGATGTTCTTCGATCTCTGTATCGGGCAATTCACGCGCAATCCATTGACCAGCCCCGTCGGTTTCAAGAACCGCGATGCGGATGGGGCCGGCAACTCCGCCCGGATTCGTGTGAATGACGTGCTCAACCGTCCATGCCGCGAGGAATACGGCCTCGCGTACATTCGGCTGACCATTTTGGCAGAAGACATCAACCAGGAATCGGAGGAATGGATCAGCAGCAAGTTTTCCTGATCCAATCGCGACATAATAATGATGCGCGTCAAGTAGACGAGGCTGGAGGGGACCGTCGAAAACACAGCACTGATGAGTGCCATTGTGCGGGAACGCAAGGACTGTGCTCAAATTTAGCGCGTTAAACGCGCCGACAATTCCCGTGCTTTGGAACTGTTGCAACACCAATTGAGCCAATGTCAGTGGATAGTGCAGCGGATGATGCGTGTTAGGTATAGCCGCATGATTTCCGTCAGCTACGAATCGGAACCGATCTCCTTGACCTTGGTCGCCGGCGAATGCGAACACTTGGTTGCCACCAAGCACGGCGATCTTCTTGCCAGTGTGATGCGCAATGGGGATTTGCCCCATGCTAGAGGTAAGCATGCTATCCGAAGCGACCACCGCCCCATCGCGACAAAGAAAGCCCACGACGACAGTCATTGCTGGAAAATGCTGTTCGCCTTCATCTCGGGATAGCGATTGTAAATCGCTGCAACTAGTTGCTGAAAGGAGAGCGACCGAACCCAGTTGGCGGCCTGCGAAATGAAAGTTCGCGCCGGTTCCGGTATTGTTAACAATAAACCGGCGCCTTCCGCATAGCCACTGTTGGTAAGGCGGTAGAGCCGATATCGCATCGAATGATCAGTGGCCACGAGCCCTGCGGCTTCGAGACGTTCCAGCTCAGAATAGACCTGACGATCAAATGGCCCATAATCATACGGGCTAAATGCGAAATGAGGTCCTCCCACGAATTGAGACGCCTCGCGATCAATGAGAAAGAAAAGCTTCTGCACCTGCACTGGCGTGAACGAAGCGTTCCCGCCGGCGGATGCAAGAGCGGCGAGCATGAGGTTTCGTCGTTCCATGCATCCTCCCGATAGCCGACTCACGGCAAGACTCACTTTACACTGTCTGTCAAGCCCTGACGAGGGGATAAATCAGTGCCTGACTTCCCCTCTTGGCTGGTCAGAGTCGCCAGGAGGGAACCGATCGGGGCTCCCCGTTCCAATCGTTCAGAGCCTCCAGAAATCGCAAAGCGCCTTCCAAGCCGCATTATGCTCCTTCACCTGCCGGATCGTCTCCTCCGTATCCCGCTCCGACCACCGGATCGGCTCGAATGCCGAGCACGCGACCGCATCAGTCCCGACGGAAGCCGTCGTCGTCGCGCAGCCGGCCAGGATCAACGGTAGCATCAGCGGCAGCGCGGCGCGCATCGCGCGCCTTGCGGATGAGATCGAGCGCATGGGTGGCGGACTCCGCGATGGCTTCGGCCCTGCCGGCGCCCTTCGCCTGCCGTTCGCGCGCCATTTCGAGGATGGCGAGAACGATGCGGGCAAGCGCCGACAGGACCGTGAGCCAGTTCATGCGGATTTGCCCTTCATCGCCGGCGTGTCGGTCATGAAGCGGAGCACCGCGCCGATGATGCCGATCACCGTGACCGCGATGCCGGCGCGCTCGGAGCCGAGCAGATCGACCCAATCGGCCGCCTGAAGGACGCCGAGCACGGCAAGCGCGGCGTTGAAGGCAAGCGTCTTCCAACCCTTGAGCATAGAGAGCCTCCATGGAGAGAGCGCCGCATTCACGGCCGGGCGCATTGGCCGGTTCACGCGCGGATGACAGCACCGACGGCGCCGCCAACCGCAGGCGGAAAGGGGCGGAAACAGGCGGAAACGATCAGGCCTCGTTCAGCGACAGCGCGCCGGTTGCTTCGAGATGGATCGGGCGGACGTTGGCGGGCTCAACGCGATAGAGCGGCCGGCGCGCGGCATAGAGGCGGGCCTTGGCGATTCGCGTGATGCAGACCCGATCGGACTGGTTGCCGCCGAGCACATGAAAGGCAGACGCATCCTCGCCGACATAGAGGCCGACATGACCGCCGCCGCTGCGCGTGAAGACGAGCACATCGCCCAGCGCCGGCGCCGGCGCTTTGGCGCCGAAGGCGGACCACGACAGCGCCCAAAGCGGATGCTTCGGAAGCTCCTTGCCGGCGCGCTTGGCGACCACGGCCATGAACAGGCCGCACCAGGGGATGCTGTCGGCCTTGTAGACATCGGCGACTTCGCCGCCGACCTCCTTCGCCCAGGCGACGATGGTCGGGTTGTTTGCGGCGCCGGGCTTTTCCATCGTGCCGAAGAGCTTCAGCGCCTCGACGATCATCTTCGGCCCGGGCTCGCGGGCGAGCCAGGCGTAGCGGGATGGCAGCATGAGAAATGTCTCCTGAAACGACGAAGCCCGCCGGGATGGCGGGCTTGTTGACGGACCGATCCGCGGCGCCCCCGATCAGGGGCCGTTGCCGAACAGCTTCAGCTTGATGGCGATGCCCGCGAGGAGGGCGAGCAAAATGCCGGTGGTGATCAGGCGCACCGCCGTCTGCACCGCGGTGCGGCGGACGAAGCGGATGCATTCGATCAGCGAGCGCAGATCCCGGATGTCGAGCGCCGCGTCCCTGCCTTCGAGACCGACATCGGCCAGCGCCCGGCGCGCGCCGCGCTCGGCGGCGCGGGCGAGCAACTCCTCGAACTCGGCCTCGGCCATGCGGACGTTGCCGTCCTCGGACCCCGGATCGCCGTCCGGGGCAGGCTTGAGAGGAGTCATTGCCGTCTTCCTCGGGTTTTGTGCGCGATGCCGCGCGGGCGCGCGCCTATCCGACCTTGCAGCCCCAGAAGGCCGTGTGGTCGGCGGCGAAATAGCCGTCCTGGACGCGGAAATAGCCTTGCAGCTCGACGGTGTCGCCTTCGGCAAGAAGCGCTATGGCGTGCAGCCACAGCGCGGTGGCTTCGGAAACGTGTTCGCCGGAAATCTCGCCGAACGATCCGCGGATCGCGGTTGTGCCGTTCAGCACAAGCCGGCCGCGCATGCGCGCGGCGGTGCTCGAATTCACCTTGTAGAGGAGCGAGGCGCCGAAGAGATAGGTGCCGGCCGCCGGCGCCACGAAGCGATTGTTTCCGGCATCGAAGGCGTTCTGATCGTTGTACTCGGTGTTGTTGATCGCGATCTTCGTCCAGGTATCGACCGCGACGTAGTTGTCGAAATTGGTGTAGCCCTTGAATCGCGGCAGGCGCGGCTGGTTCATGATCCCGGTTTCGTGGTCAACCTCGAAGGCGTCGTTGAAGGCGGAGCCGTCGGCCGAGACCGCGAGGCGGAGGTTGTCCGATCCGAAGAGGCCGAGCAGCGCCTTGGTCACGAAATCCGTCTGAAGGACGAAGCCGACATCGCCGCCCGCGGCCTCCTTGTTCATCGTATAGAATAGGTCGCCGTCGCCGCCTTCCGATGCATATCGCGCGGTCCACAGCGCCTTGTTGATCTTCGCCGAGAAGGGATTCTGCGCGTCGGCCGCCGTGCCGAGACCGATCAGCGCCGCGTTCTGGATCACGGCGCCCGATCCGGGGATTCCTTCGACCGGCTCCCACGCGGCGCCGGTCCAGATCACGAGCCGCGCCTCGTCCTCGATCCACGCCCGCCAGCCGGGTTGCGGGACGAGCTTCATCCAGACGCCATCGACCCAGTAGGCGACGTTGAGATCCCAGCCCGCCCAGGCGCCGGCTCCGCCGGAAGCTACGATATAGCGGTCGCCGTCGTTCGGGCTTGCGGGCGGGTCGGTCTCGCTGCGGCTGATCGCCGACATCTGCACGAGCGCATCGAGCAGGCGGATCGCCTCGTTGTGCGTGACGTGCTTCTGCGCTTGGCTCGCCAGAATGTAGGGCAGCTTGAGGTGTGTGGTTTCGTCGGACATGCGGGCTCTTTCAGAAGAACAGCGTCACGGCCTTCGGCGCGCCGCGGCCGAAGGTCGTCGAAAGCTGATAGATGACGATGTCGAGCGAAGCGGGCGGCGCGAGCGGCGCGCCCCAGTCGGCGGTCTGCTGGGCGGCGGTGTAGACGACGCTGGTGGTGGGGGTTGCGAGCGTGCGCTTGACGGCCGCGCCGTCGACGATATCGATTTCATAGGCTTCCGCTTCCTCGAAGAGCGGGACTTCCAGCGCGCCCCAGTTGTCGCCGGCGGGCGATCGCGTGCGGCGCTTCCAGCGGATTTCGAGATCGCCGGGCTCGCGCGCGGTCCGGTAGGGCTGGCTCACATGGCCGACCGACAGGGGGCGCAAGCCGACGCCGCGCGGCGTGAAGGTCTCGGCGAGATAGGCCGGATCGCTTGCCGGCAGCGACGCGGGCCCGATCCGCCAATTGTAGGTGATGCCCACATCGGCTTCGCCGATCGACAACGGCGTCACCGCCGCGTCGAGAATCACGACGCGGCTTCCCGCGGGCGCCGGGTTGCGCATCGCCCCTTCGGTCCCGAGCTGCCCGCGCAACAGGCGCTTGAGGCGATAGCGGCGCACGTCGATCAGCTCGGCCTGGCCGAACTGCACGATCTCCCAGACGCCGGGCTCGGACTCGATCGCGGCCGAGTTCGCGCCTGCGAACAGCGCGATATCGGTGACGCTTTCGAGCGTCCCGGCGAGGAGATCGACATGGATCTCGTTGCCGAGGTCGAAGCGCGCATAGGGCCCCGCATAAAAATCGAAGGCGAGCGTGCCGATGCGCGCCGGCCGGCCGATCGCGTCGAGCAGGGTGAAGCCGTCCTGCGTCGCGCTGCGATAGACCGCCGCCCGGCCATACCATGGCGATGCATGCACGGCGGCATAGGGACGGTGCGCCGGCGCGCCCTCGGCGATGACCGGCAAGTCCATCAATGCCGCCACCGGCGGGCCGTAGACGATCGGCTCCGGGAGGGACGGCGCCCGCTCCGGTCCCGGCCTTGCGCCGTAGATCACGGCGTCGGTGCGCACGGCCTCGATCGCGCGCGCGTCGGTGTCCGCCGCCGATCGAAGCCGGAACTCCAATTGCCGGCCGTCGTGCTCGATCAGCACGACATCGGTCGGCTCCAGGGCGAGCCGCGACGGCGCGAGCACAAAGGTCGCCTGCTCGCGCTCGATCCAGGCCTCGAACAAGGCCCGGCGGCAGCGCGCATCGGCCTCGGCGCCGGGCGCGGCGATCTGGAAATTCTCGCTGCGGATGCGCGCCGTATCGACGGTGATCCGGCGCGCTTCGACCGTCATGCCCTCATATTCTTCGTCGGCGCGAACGAGCCGCCATTTCAGGGCGAGCGGCAGCTCGGTTTCCTGCGCGCGGGTGAACTCGATGTCCTCGTCCTCCCGCCGGCGCGCGGCAACAAGATCAACCGGCCCGACCACAGCAACCGGCATGCCGCCACGCGGCACGAAGCGGATGGCGCCGTCCGATTCGACGGCATCGAAGCCATAGAAGCGCGCGAGCGGCTCGATCGAGCCGCGCGCGCTTTCGAGCGCATCGATCAAATAGCCGGGCACGGTCGCGGCAAGCTGCGCCACATCGATTTCCGAATCCGGCAGGCCGCCGCGGCGGCAGATTTCGCGGACGAGCGCGGCGAGGCCCGAGGCGCCGAGCCGGCCGTTCAGCCAATGCCCGAGCCGCCAGTTCTCAACGTCGCCCCAGACATCGGCGCGGCCGGGAAAAGCGGGATAGGGGCGCGCATCCCACGTCCAGATGGAGAGCTCGCCCATCTCGATCATCGGGCCGCCATAGACGGAGGAGATCGGATTGTTGGCAGACCAGTAGTGATAGAGCGCCTCGACATAGCGGCGCTGAATGAAATCGTCGCGCGCACCGCGCGAATAGTAGGGTAGTCCGCTTTCGGAGGACTTCGGATCGACGAAGACGTTCGGCTGGTTCGTGCCCTTATCGACCGCCGGGCATCCGGCTTCCGTGAAGCGGATCGGCTTCGATCGCGGCACCCAGGCGGTCGGCGTTCCACTTTCGATGCCGCCCGGGCGGTCGAAGTGCTGGTTCGACCACCACGCGCGCACGTCCTTGAAGCGGAAGACCCACGGCTTGCCGTAGGCGCCGTCGGTGATTGGCGTGCGGTTCTGCACGTCGCGATCAGCCGCGCTCGCATAGTACCAATCGAAGCCCTCGCCGCCCTCGATGTTCGCTTCGAGATATTCGCGATCATGGATCGAACGCCAGCCGGCGAGCGCGTCGGTGTGGCCGAAGCCGTCGCGCCAATCGGAAAGCGGCATGTAGTTGTCGATGGCGACGAAATCGATGTTCGAATCCGCCCAGAGCGGATCGAGATGAAAGAACACGTCGCCCGAGCCGTCCTGCGGATGGTGGCCGAAATACTCCGACCAATCGGCCGCGTAGCTCAGCTTGGTTTGCGATCCGAGGATCGCCCGACAATCGGCGGCGAGGTCGCGCAGCGCTTGGACGGCGGGATAGGCGTCGGCGCTCGATCGCACCTGCGTGAGGGAGCGCAGCTCCGAGCCGATCAGGAAGGCATCGACGCCGCCCGCCGCCGCGCAGAGATGCACATAGTGCAGGATCATGCGGCGGAAGCCCCACTCGTCAGGATCGCCGATCCACGAAACCGTTTCGCCGGAAACAAGAAAATCCGACGGCTGCGCGCCGCCGAAGAACGCGTTCACCTGCGTGGCCGCCGCGCTGGACTTATCAGGGCTCCCGGCAAAGCCCGGCGCCGGCGAGCAGGTGATGCGCCCGCGCCAGGGATAGCGAGGCTGGCCGATCGTCGCGGCGTTGTCCGAATAGGGATCGGGCAGCGTGTTGCCGGCGGGCACGTCCATGAGGACGAAGGGATAGAAGGTCACGCGATAGCCGCGCGCTTTCAGTTCCTTGATCGCCTGCACCACCGCGAAATCCGCCGGCGTGCCGCCGTAGGCGGGATCGTCGGTGCCGGGCAGGCGGCTTACGAGATGCGCGGCGGCGCGGCTTACGCCGTTCACCGACCAGCTTGCGGGCGTGGTGATCTTCGATGCGACCTCGACGCCCGGGCGGATCAGGCATTCCCCGCAGCGGAGATCGGTGCCGAACCACGAGACCACGAGCGCCACGGATTCGACGTTCGGCGCAACGGCTTCGAGATGATTGAGCGAGACGATGAAGTCCGGCTCGCCTTCCGACGAATTGACGTTCTCGGCGCGTTTCGCCCAAGGCGCCGCGCAGGATCGGCTCGGTCGCATAGACGAACTCGCCGGCCGAGGGGATCATGTTGACGCTGCGGATGACCTGCTCGGCGGACTCGGGATCGTCGAGCGGACGGAACACCTCGAAGGAGAGCTGCGGAATCCGGTTGCCGAACTTTTCGAGCGGGAGGTCGTCGAACACGACATAGGCCGTGCCGCGATAGGCCGGCGCGTTGTTCGCGCCCATCTTCTGGGCGATCAGCGGGTCGGGCTCTTCGTCCTCGGTGCCGCGATGGACGCGATAGACGGCGCCGCGCACGTCGAACGGCTTGCCGTCGGCCCAGATGCGGCCGATCCCGGAGATCGGGCCCTCGCACAACGCCACGGCGAAGCTGCAAAAATAGAAATACTCGGTGACCTCGACGCCGCCGCCACCCCCGCCGCCGCCCTTGCCGCCGCCGCCCTGGCGGGTGACGCGCCGCTCCTCGCGGAAGTCGGTGGCCCAGATGACGTTGCCGCCGATCCGCATGCGGCCATAAACGCGCGGGATCACCGCGCCTTCGGTCGAGGTGGTGACGCGAACGTCCTCGAGGCGGCGGCCCTCGATGCGCTGCGTGGGCGTGAGCGCCGCCACGATGCGGCTGTCGATGACCGCGCCGATGATCGAGCCGACGGCGGCGCCGATCGGGCCGGCGATGGCGCCGCCGACGACATTGAGGACAACCGAAGCCATCAGGCAGTTTCCGGGAAGAGAAAGGCGAACGCCACGCGGCGGCGCCAGGGGCGATCGAAGCGCATGGCGACCACGCCGGTGCGCTCGTAGGAATGGACGAAACGGCCGTCGTCGAGGATGATTCCGCAATGCTTCGCCGGGGCGCCGCGCCGCATGCGGAAGAGCACCAGCGCCCCCGGGCCGGCTTTGCCGGGATCGATCTCGATCAGATACGGCCGGACCGTTTCGGCGAAGGTTTCGCGCGCGCCGACCTCGCCCCAATCGCGCGAATAGGGCGGCGGCGCCATGGGCTCGGGCCCGACGATATCGCGCCAGACGCCGCGGGCAAGCCCGAGGCAATCGCAGCCGACGCCCTTGGCACTGGCCTGGTCGTGGTACGGGGTGCCGAGCCATTCGAGCGCGGCGGCGATTACGCGCGCAGGGTCGGCCGCGCGGGGCGGCGCGATGTATTCGTGCGCCATGAGATTGGTCTGCCGATCAGAGCGGGCGGCCGGTGTTGGCGTCGCCCCGGTTCGCGTAGCGGAGCACCACGTCGTCGCCCGGCATATGCGGGAAGCCGCGGAAATTGACGACGTTGCCGAACTTTGCCTTGCAGGTCGCGAACTGCTTGTCGCAGCCGGCGCGGATCACGAAGCCGTCGCCCGCCGCAAGCGTTCGCACCGGCGCTTCGAACAATTCAATGAGAACCTGGCCGCCGCCGACGGCATGCCGCGCAATTTCAGCGCGGCGCCCGGCATTGGCGCCGCTCGTCCATTCGAGGAAGCCGAGCTCGAACCAGCCGGCGGCAAATCCTTCGATTCCGGAGGCTTCGAACACGCGATCGGCGATGACGGCGACAATGCTGCCTGCGCCGCGATAAGCCGGATCGTCGAGATCGACGCCGCAGCGCGCATCGCCGAGCGCGGCGTCGCAATAGTACTGAAACGTGCGGCCGACTGTCTGGTTGAGCACATGGGCGAGGGAGCGGACCTCGGCGATGAAGGCCGCCTTGCCACGCCGAACCTGACCGATATTGCCGCGGCGCATGAGCGTGCGCTGGGAAACGTCCACCCAGTTGACGCGCCAGACCTCGATCATCGCATTGTCCCAGCGCCCGTCGAGAATGTCGGTCTCGGTGATGCGATCCGACGTGAGCACGCCCTGCGCCTCCTGCGCATCGACGGCCAATTCCGAGCCGGCGCGGATTTCGGACGCGGAGAAGCCGGATTCCGGCTCATAGGCCGTGCCGCCGAAGACGAGCGGGCGGTCATGATCGGTGAAGCCGAAGACCTCGCCGTCGGCGCGTTCGATCCGCCAGCACCAGGCGAGCGTCGTCGTGCCTCCGTCGAGATGGGCTTGGAATGCAGCCGACAGAATCCTCATCGCCTGATCTCGACAAGCGGAATGGAAGCGATCGAGCCCATGCGCTCGATATCGAGCGTCACGTCGAGCCGATCGGTATCGAAGCGAACGGGAACGTCGAACTCGAACCCGGCGGTAACGATCACGCCGTTGCCGGGCGCAGCCGCAAAGGAAACCACGCCCGTCGCGGGATCGACGCTCCATCCCGATCCTTGCGCAATGCCGTCGAGCGCGATCAGGACAGTTCCGTCAACCGGCTTCACGATGCGCCGCGAATAGCTTTGCGCCCCGCTCGCGTAGACCTTCACGAGCTGGAACTGGGTGGTGTTTCCGTCGCCTTCGCCGATGATCTGGTCGGTCGCCGAAGGCGATGCCGAAGGGAGGCACGACTTGTAGTCGCTCCAATCCTTCCAGCGGAAGCCATAGAGCCTGCCGTACCTCGCTTCGAAAAACGCCACCACGACGGCGAGATCGTCGGCGCGCCGGATGCCGTAGGCTGCGTCGTAGCGGCGGCGGCTGTCGGCCCAGGGCGAGTTGCGTTCTTCGTCGCCGCTTGCGAGTTCCACAATGCGCGTTCGGCGCTCGGGTCCGCCGCGCGCCCCGCGACTGATGTCGTCGGGAAACCGCACCTCGTGAAACGCCATCACAACCCCCGCGATCCGAAGGCGACCGCCCGCGCGATGTCGGAGGCGATCTGCGTGCGCGAGCGGCGGAAGCTTTCGAGATCGGGCGTGGCGATGTTGATCTGCACCATGCGCCGCCGATCCCAATCGCGCGCTTCGCGGCGCGAAAGCACGCGCTCGCCGCGCTGGAGAATGGCGGGCACTTCATCGTGCCGCAGGCCGGCGACGCCGCCGTCATGCAGGCGCGGCGCGCCGACGAACGCATAGGCCGGCGCAAGGCCTGGCGCGCCGTCGCGGCCGGCGACGCCGCCCTCATGCAGGCGGAAGGCCGGAAGGCCGCCGCCCAGGCCGCCCAGGAAATTCCCCAGCCAGTTCGCAAGCGGCGCCAGGACGGCCTGGCGGATCGACAGCCGCGCCAGATCGGCGAGCATCGAGCTCACCAGCGACGAGACTTCGAGCTTGCCGGTGCGGACGAACTGTGCAACCGCCTCTTCCGCCGTCGAGAACGCCTTGGAGAAGCTTTGCTCGATCAGCTTGGCCGTGGTGCCGGCTTTCTCGACATATTCATCGAGGAAGGCGCGCGCGGGTCCGAACAGGTCGCCCGACTCGCGCAGGAGGCGCCGCCGCTCGGTGCGTTCGAGGCTCTCCAGACGTTCCTGGGCGCGCGCTACCGCCCGCGCATAGATCTCGTGCGAGATCGCCCCGGCGGCGAGCAGCTTGTCCAATTGCGCGAGCGTCTCGGCATATTCCTCGGCCGCCGTTCGGACCGAGCGATAGACCGATTGCGCTTCGGTCCGCAGGCGCTCGGCTTCGCGCTCCGCTTCCGCGGTCTTCTTCTGCGCCTGCTCCAAATCGTACAGGCTGTTGGCAAGCCTCTCGACCTCGGCGCGCTGCGCGGTCGTCGCGCTGTCGCCCAGGCGCGAGACGAAACGCTCGACGAACTTCGCCCGCTCGTCTCCGAACTGCGCAATCGAGCGCGTCAGCTCGTCGATCAACTCGCGCGTCTTCGCCGCCTCGCGCTCAGCTGCCTCGCGCGCCGGCTTCTCGATGGCGTCGATCTGCCGGCGCGCGATCTCCTGCGCGGCGGCAATGGCCTCGTCGATGGCGCCGGTATTTCCGGCCGTGCGCAGCGTCTTGAGCTGGGCGATGGTCTCGGCAAGCCGGGTATTGATCGCGGCAAGGCGCTCTTCCGGCGTGGCGAGGCCTTCGAGTTCCTTGCGCAATTCGCGAAGCCGGTCGAATCCCTTCTCGGTCCTCGCCTCGATTTCGGCGGTCCGGCGATTGGCTTCGGCCGTCTCCATGGCGGCCACTTCCTCGCGGCCGCGTTCGATGACGGCTTCGATGCGCGCTTCGAGATCGGCAACTTGGGCGCGCGCGATCGCCGCCGCGCGGCGGTTGCCGGCGCCTTCGAAGCGGGCGAGGCGATCCTGCGCTTCGATGAGCTGCCGATTGAGGCGCACGACCACCTGGCCGACATCGCCCTCGTCGTTCATCGCCTGAAGCGCGCCGGTGAGGCGGTTCACGCCGTCGGCGAGGCTGTTCATCGCCGCTTCGGTGATGCCGGCCGCGCCGCTCACTTCCGCCAATGTCGCGAGAAAATCGCCGAGCGCCGCCTTGGCGCGGTGGAACGAGCCGGTGACGCCGCCGGCTTCCGCAGCGCCGGCGCCGCCCACCTGCCGTTCGAGGGTTTCGAGGATCGCCCGCTGGGCGCCGGCGATGTCGCCCATGCGGACCATCTCGCTGATCGTCTCGCGCTGGGCGGCGGTGAACGAGACGCCCACCCGGCGAAGCGCGGTCAGGCCCTGGATCGGGTCTTCGAGTGCCTTGCCGAGCTGCGTCGCGGCCGATCGGATGTCCTGGCCGAAGACGGCCGCCAAATCCTGCGCCGCGCGCAAGGCGCGGCGGAACTCCTCGCCGCTGATCGCCCGGAACGTCGCAAGGACGCCCGCGGCGCCCATCACATCGACGTCCGAGGCAAGCGTCGTTCGCTCCATCTCGGAAGCGATGTCGCGGATTTGCCGCGCGGTCATCCCCGCCGCGTTGCCGGTTGCGCGCAGCACCTGTTCGAGCCTGAGGAACGCGCGCTCCTTCTGCTCGAACTCCCGCACGCCGGCGGCAAGCGCCGTGACCACCGCGCCGATGCCGGCCGCGGCGGCCGTGCCGATCGGACCGAGCGCCCGCAGCACGGTTCCGGCCGCGCCGGCACGCGAGGCGAACTGATCGATCTGCTGCCGAGCCTGGCCGGCGGCGGCGTCCACGACGCGCAAGCCCCGGCCGGCCGGCTCGGTCGCCTTGGCGATGCGCTCCATCGAGCGCTGGCCGTCGGCGCCGACCGCAGCGAGTTCGGCCTTGGTCTGTTTGCCGCCGACCACGGACAGCCGGACGGAAACGCGGCGTTCAGCCATCGCAGGATTTCGCCTTCAGTTCGTCGTTGATCGCCCGGATCGCGATCGCCTCGATCTCGGGCAGGACCTCGGCGGCAACCATTGCGTTGACGCCCAGCGCCTCGGCGAGCGCAAGCCCGGCGCCGAGATCCCAGCCGAGCACCGCGCCGGGAATCGCGCGCAATTGTCCGCCCATGCGCAGCGCCAGGTCCCAGACCTGGACGCCTTCAAGCGTCTGCGGCCGGTTCAGGATTGCGGGGCAGTCCGCGCATTGCGTTTCGCAGGCCGCGCAGTAGCGGGCGCCCCCGCCGAAGTGCCATTCGGCGAGGGCGCGGATGCGTTTTTTTCCGCGTCCAGCGCGAGGCCCTTGGCGACGTAATCGAGCTCGAAGGCCTCGAACAGCGGATAGAGATCGAGCAGCGCATCGATGCCCTCCGCGGTCGGCGCGACCGGGTTGCCGTCGGCGTCGCCGACGCCTTCCCATTCGCTGATGACGCGGCGCGCGACCGCCTTGCAGAAGGCGAGCGAGCGCTCTTCCATGGGGGTATCGGCGGGCAGATCGCGCACCGCCGGATCGGCGCGCGCCGCCATCATGATCGCAGTGGTGAACGGCGGCACCTTCACGCGGACGCCGTGGCCGAGGTCGAGCCAGCGCGGGCCGGCGGAGATATCAAGACGGATCATGTCGGTTCCTCAGCTCGGGTTGTCGTAATCGGCAACGTCATTGACGAGCGTCGCGGTGCACATGCGGCCAAGCACGGAATCGCGCGCGGCCTGCCATTCGAACGTGGCCTGCACGCCTTGCGGGCCCTGGATCGGCAGGCGCGGCTTCGGCAGATAGACCGCATGCGCGACGAGCTCGAACGACTCGCTCGCGCTGCGGACGAAGCGGAACTTGAGCTCCGCAGGATCGCCGTCGACGGCCTGGGTGAGCAGCGTCTGGTCCGCGAAGCGCACCTCGATGGTGCCGGTGAGCGCCGCGATGGAGGGATCGGCGCCTTCGATCCTGCCGTCGTTGCGAATGGTCTCGATGCGATCGAGATTGTTCGAATAGGTGATTTGCGCCGAGACGACGTTGCCGAGCGGCGTGCCGTTGCGTTTGACCTCGCCGTTGAATTGGCCGAAGCGGAGCACATCGAACTCGGCGAGCGTGCCGGCGGCGCTGGCGCCATTGACGGATTCGCCCTGCGCGAAAAGCCCCACCGTCGCCGTAAGAAGGCCGGAGCGCTGCATCGTCCACGACAGCGTGTTCGCCACCGCGCCGGAGATCATCGCGAAATGCGGCACCTCCGGCATGCCGACCTCGATGCTGAGGCTCGGCAAGGCCCACGCGCCGGATTCGAACACATGGGTGAAGACGCCAAGGTTCTCGCTCGTATCGGGCCCGCCGAACGCCGCCTTGAGCCAGACGCCCCAGGCGCGAACATCGATCGGCACGACGATGTCGCCGTCGGCGTTTTCGACATCCGGGACCGGCGGCAAGGGATCGCGACCGTAGCCGAGGAGCTCGGAGGCCAGAAGCGGCCGCTCGGAGCCGAGCGAGGAACTGGCGAAGGGCATCCGCCGGTAGCTGTTGGCCGCCGGCGGCGTGCCGTAGATCGATTCGAACGCGAGCGCGAGTTGCGCCCGCGCGCCTTGAGCGCGTGCCATGGGTGAAAGCCTCCGTCGCGAGGATCAGGACAGCGGGTCGGCCGACCCGTAATGAAGGACGAGCGGCACGACCGCGGCCTTGAGGCCCGGTGCGCCTTCAACGGAAAGATCGATCGGCTCGGGCGCCACGGCCTCGATGTAGTCGCAGAGCCCGCCAAGCGTTCGGTCGCTCGCGATCGCCGTGCCGATCGCGAGCATGATCGAATCGAAGGTGCCGTCCCGCGCCGCCGGCGTCGGTCCGTCCGCCACGATCTCGATCTCGGCGCGGTGCGCGTAGACATATTCCGGCGGCGAAAGCAGCACGTCGGGCTCGCCCGGATCGCCGTCGCGCAGGATGACGACGCCGCCGGCCGGAACGCGTTCGGGCAAGACCTCGTTGCGAAGAACCTTCGGCCCCACGACGCCCGACAATCGGTCGAACAACGCCTGAAGCACCTGTTCGCGCTTGGACGCCATCATTGATCCTCGGATTCGATCTCGGGCCAGTTGTCGTGGACGAGACGCGGCAGGCGCTCCTGCCATTCGCGGGCGGCGCGGTCGAGATCGAGGCGCTTGCGCAGCGTGACCTGCGGAACGAGCAGGAATATCACCGCCGTGACCTGACCGCGGCCGGTCTTGCTGCGGCTTGCCGCCGCCAGCCCGCGCTTGGTGATGCGTGCATTGTCGGCGACGAGCAGCGAGGGGACGCCGCGGCGATAGACGAAGCGCAGGCGCATGCCGGTGCGCCGCTCCCATTCGCCGGGCCTGATCCGCCGGCCCTTGAGGCCGCTTCCCGCGAGCTCGGTCGGGATCGCGAGCCAGAAGCCGGCTTTCGAGCGGATGACGACGCCCCGGTCGAAGGCATCGACGATCTTCGATGCCCGCGAATAGACCAAGGCGGCCGCCGAGATGCTGGCGCGTCCCTTCGGGTAGTATTGATCGCGGATCGTGTTCGCGAGACGCTGCCCCAATCCGGCCGACGTGATCTGCCCGCGCCAGTCGCGCTTGAGCCCGTCGCCGGCCTGGCGAACGGCCGCGGTGGCCGCGTCCGCCGCGCCTTTGATCTCCGCGGCCATGTGCTTTTCGAGATCGCCGACGATCGCCGCATGCAGCCGCGGGCTCATGCCGGCTTCACTTCCGCCGACCAGATCAGCCCTTCGGCGTCGCGCAGCGGCTCGCCTTGCACGGCGAAAATCTCGGTGCCGATCTCGAACGTATCGCCGGCATCGAGCGAAGGGACATCGGCGGTGCGGACATCGAGCATGCGGCCGGCGGTCACGAAACGGCCGGCGCCGAAATTCGTGACCTGATCCGGCGTGCGCAGCACGACGCGCACCGGCGTGCCTTCGCCGCTGCCGCCCGCCCGCCAGATCGCGTCGCGGGCAAGGTTCGGATCGCCGAACAGGGCGTCAACGGCCGCGGCGAACGCGTTCATGGCATCACGCGGCTACGGGAAAGCCGAAGGCGCCGTTCAAACGCACGCGGCCGATGGTATCGCCGGCGCCGTCGGGAACCGGTGCGACCGCAACGCCGATCAGCGCGTTGCCCGTGGCCACGGTGGTGCATCGCTTGTTTGCATTGTCCCAATAGACGAGATCGCCGGCGTTCCATTCCTGCGAGCCGGTCTTCGCAAGATTGAACACGCCCGTGGTCTTGATCGGCACATTCGCGCCGCCCGCAGCGGCGGTGACGGCAACCCCGAAAATGGAGCCGACCAGCACGCCCTCGCCGGAGCCGACGGCGGTCGGCGCGACGACGGTCAACGTGTCGCCGTGCTGCACGAAACTCTTCATGATTGCTTCTCCTGAAAAGTTCAGGGCCGCGCGTTGCGCGGCCCTTGAGGACAACCGGACCGGCGCGGGCCCTTACGACGGGTTCGCGCCGGCGTTCTTGTAGAGGCCGCGATGGTCGAGTGCCTTCGCCGCGAAGTCGTGGCGCACCTTGAACTCGACGCCATCGACCTCGAAGCCGGAACGCTGATCGGTGAACGGCTCCATCTGGCCTTCGAGATGGGCGTACTCGATCGTATCGACGAGGTTCGGATCGGCGGCGAGATACCAGGGCTGCGGCCCGCCGATGACGAACAGGCGCGGCTCCTCGATGATCTCGAGCGATCCCGTGAACGCATTCACGTCGGCCGCCTTGGCGGCGGTGACCGCCGCGACCATCTTGCGCGCCTCGATCGAGCGCTGGCCGGGCGGCACGAGAATGAACCGCGGGCGGTTGTCGATGTATTCCTCGCCGTCCAGGTCCTTCTGCTGCGCCATCTTCTCCCAGGCTTCCGAAAGCGCGGCCTCGTCGATCACGCTTGCGGTGCCGAGGTTGCCGTGATCGGCATGGAAGAGCGCGATGTTGTCCGCAAGCGGCGCGTTGGCGATCAGCACGTTGTAGACGATCGCCGATTCGAGATCGGCGGCGCGCTGGCCGGCGCTCGCGATGGCGCGGTCGAAGGCGCGCAGATCGTCGTTGATGATCGCCTGCCGCGTCAGCGCGACGATGCGTCCGTAGGTCGCGAGCTGATAGCTTTCGCGGCCTTCCGAGATCGTGCCGTAGCTGAACTCCGCGCCTTCCATGACTTGCTTCAGGGCCGGGAAGCTGCCGATCTGCGTCGGGAACATCGGCTTGAAATCGGTCGCCGTGATCCCGCGCGCCCAGCGCTGGAACGTGCGGGGCGTCGTGGCATAAGCCTGGCGCAGCCGCTTTCCGGCGACATTGGCGAGGATCAGCGGGAAATCGGAGGTCGAGTGCAGCCCGGCCGCGCGGGTCGCAGCATAGGCGATCTCGCCCGAAGTCATGCCGCGCGTCCGCACGCCCGCCGTTTCGAGGCAGTCGCGCGCCACATCCAGCAGGCGCATCCCGCGATACTCGCGGGCGCGATCCGTGAGCTCGAACGCGTTCGGCTGCGCCCGATGCAGCAGCGCCTCCGCGATGGCTTCGCGGCGCGTGACGGTGGCGTCGAGTCCGCCGGCCGGCATGGAGATCTGCGAATGGCCGCTGCCGCGTGCGTCGCGCTCGGCGAGCTTGTCGAGCACGGCCGAGCGGACCTCCGGCAGGCCGGCACCGCGCGCGATCAGATCGTCGACGAAGGCGCGCTCAAGGCCGAAGCGATCGCCGAGCGCCTGAATGGCGGCGATGCGCTCGCGTTCCGCGCGCCGCACTTCGTCCGCGTTCGGTTGCGGCGCTTGCGGCGCGGGCGCGGTCTCGGGCGCGCTGTCCGCGCGAATGTCGGCCGCGGCCTCGATGGTGTCGCCCTGGTCGCCGGCGACGGGCGTCTGCTTGTTGGGCATTTCGGACCTCTCAAGTTGCGCCGCCGGCGTGGCGGCAGGATCGTCGTCCCAGACCACGACGCATGGCGCGAGCGCGGCGTCCTTGCGGATGTGCGCTCCCGGGTCCGCCGCGACGGGCACGGCGGAGATTTCAAGGGGCTCCCAATCGACGGCCCGCCACAGCTCGGGCCGGCCGTCGCGCTTCTCGACCTCGTACCTGTGGACGCGATAGCCGACCGAGACGTTGCGGATGATGCCGGCAACCACGTCGCGCCAGATCGGCTCAACGTCCGCGCGTTCGCTGAACCGGATAGTGGCGATGCCTTTGCCGTCGGCGATCCGCGCCGAGCCTTCGACCACCACGCCGATGATCGCGTCGAGATCGAACGCGTTGTGCGTGTTGAGAAACGGGGCGCCGGTATTCAGCCGATCGAGGCGCACCGCACCGGCATCGACTACGAGCTCCTCGTCGATGTCCTCGTCCCAAAGCCTGCGGCGCCTTATGCGCGCGCCGGTGGTCCACACCACATCGACCGTGCGGGCTTGTTCGTCGGCCGTTTCGGCGCGCACCTCGACCTCCCGCCCGAGCAGCGGGAGCATGACGTTCTTCGGCATCGGGCGTTCCTTCAGTTGACGGCGCCGGCGTCGGAGGGATTCCGCTGCATCAGGCCCTGTTGCGTGACCTTGCGCGGATCGCTGTCGAGCGTGATCTCAAGTCGGTCGAGATCGGCGTTGGTGCGCGCGATCTCTTCAAGCATCGCGTCCGGATTCCATCCGCGCTGGGCGATGGCCTGGCGCAGCGTCTTCGTGCCCATGCGGATTTCCATGAGATCGGCCGTCGCGTCTTTTTGCGGATCGACCGCCTCGAAACCGTCGGGTTGCCATTCGACTGCCGCGACCGGCTCGGGCAAAAGCCCGGCGGTCCAGGCAGCTTCGATGAACCAGTCCCAGACGGGCTGGCAGAACACCGGGATGACCACCTGCCACTGGATCGCTCCGACGAGCCGCCGGAATTCGACGAGCCCGGCCCGGATCGAGGAATAGTTGACCTGGCTCAGATCGCCGGTGAGCAGCTCGTAGGGAATGCACCAGCCCGCGGCGATGATGTGCAGCTGCGTCCGCAGCCATTCGCTCACGCCGGCGACCGCCGCCGGCTGGTTGAACTCGATGTCCTTCGCCCCGCGGGCGTAGGCGATCAGCCCGGGCTCGAACTGCTCGATGATCTTGCCGTCGGAATCGGTGACGGACGGAGCGATGCCCTGTTCGGCATCATCGGCCGCCGTCACGATTCCGACGAGGCAGGCCTCGGTCTTCTTGCGGACCAGTTCCGCGTTGGTCCAATCGTCGAGATCGCGCAGCGCGCGGATCACCGGCGCGCCCCAGGGCACGCCCCGCTGCTGCACGCGATCGCGCCGGAAAAGATGCACGACGCCGTCAGCCGGCACGCGCACCGACGACCGGGTGACGGCCAGGGTCGCGCCGACATCGCCGGGATGATCCGGGAAGAGCCAATAGGCGCGGCGGCGGCCGAACTGATCGTATTCGATGCCGCGAACCGTCCGGCCGCCGTCGGCGCGGGAGGCCTCGATGCGCGATTCGTCGAGATGGTCGGCTTCCAGCGCCTGCAATTGCATCGGCACGGCGAGGCCGTCCGACATGCGGCGCCGGCGCCGGCGGATGAAGCATTCGCCGGCTTCGACCATCTCGCGCACGGCAAGCGTCGCAAGCGCGTTGAAGTCACCGCGGCCGTCGGCATCGCATTCGGCGGACCAGCGCGCCCAGAGTTCGTCGATGCGCTTGTTGAGCGCCGGATCGGAGGTCGCGGCGTAGGGCGTGAAGCCGTCGCCGACGATATTGTTGACCCAGGCGGCGACCGCCTTTGCCGCATGCGGATTGTTGCGCACGAGATCCCGCATGCGGTTCCGCAAGACCGTGCCGGCCGCGGCGATTTCGGTGTCCGCCGAGGTGCCCGGCGTGCGCCAGCCGTCCGTCCGCCGCCCGCCGGCCGCGCCGTCATAGGCACGGCGCGAGAGGTTCTCGAAGGCAAGCCGCGCCGCAAGGCGCCGCGCGCCGGCGCGCGGCGCGATCCGGGCGATGGCGCGATCGAGCAGCGTCGGGGCGACCGCCGATGCGATGGCGGCGATCTTCATTGATCGCCCCGGCCGAAGGCCGCATAGCCGGCGATCGGCCGCGGCTTGCCCTGCGTTGCGGCAATGGCGCTTTCGATGGTTTCGATCCGCCGCTTGAGATCGGCTTCCGATCCGTATTCCACCGTTTTGCCGTCATAGGTCACGCGCAGCGTGCCGCGCGCATAGGCGCGGCGCAGCGCATCGAGCTCGGCCTGCGTCCAGCTCATCTCAGCCACCCTTCGCCGTTGCGGCCGCCCAGCCAGTCCGAACGGCGCTTCTCACTCTTGGGCGCGGCCGGCCGGATTTGTCCCGCCGGCCGTGCTTCCAGGGCCTTCGCCGCTTCCCGGACCTGCCGCTCAAGCGATTTCCACTTCTCGTCGGACCACCGATCAACGCCTAAGAGCCACGCCGCCGCGCGCGCATAGACGCGGCAATCGAGCGCCTCGTTGCGTTCGCGAATCTGCCGCCACTCCATGCGCGTGAAGCCGCGCCGATCCCGCACCGCGGTCAGCCGCTCGGCCGTCAATTGCTTCACCCATTCGGCGGTGACGCCGTGCGGCAGGTGGATGAAGCCTTCGGGAAAGACGGCGCCCGCCGCCAGTTCGTCCGCCGTCGGCCGGGGAAGGCGCAAAAAGCGATACGTCTCCGACTTGAAGACCGCGCCGCAGACCTTCCAGAGCCGAAGGCCGCGCCGATATTTCCGGCCGGCCTCGGTCACATCGACGAAGGACGGCCCGTCAACCGGCGCGCTGCGATCGAAGCCTTCGACGCCCTTGACCGCCACCGCAATGCCGGTGCCGAAGCTGCGCACCCAGCTATAGACCTGCGATGTCGTGCGGCCGTCGCCCGAGTCGATCGCAAGCCGCGCGATCTGCATGACCGCGCCGTTCTCGTGCGGCCAGGTTCGCGACAGGAGCTTCGTCAGCTCCCGCCACACCACCTGGCCGGAAGTCTCGCCTTCCAGAACGACATGGTCGATCAGCCAGCTTTCGAGACCCCGGCCCCAGGCCCAGACATCGACTTCGATGCGATCGGTCTGCACGTCGGCGCCGGCCGTCAGCACCAGCGCGCCTTTGGGAATCGTCCCGAGAGGATGCTCCTTCTCGCGCTCATAAAGCCGTCGCCAATCGGGTGCTTCGCCGCGCTCCTGCCAGGTTTCGCCGAGCAGCGTGTTCTTCGCGGTCTTGAGCAGCGCGTCGTTTCCCTGCGCCGCTTCCCATTCGCGCGCGATCTGCGCCCACGAGAGCCAGCCGACCGGCGAATAGAGCCCGGAAATGTGGAAGCCGATCACATGCGGATCGCCGGCCCTTGCGGTCGGCCGCCATTCGCCGGCCGCGAGCATTTCCGTCTTGCGATGCTCGGGAATTCCGCGCTCGCAATTCTCGCAGATGTATTCCGCCGTTTCCGGCTGACCCTTGTCCCAGCGCAGGCGCTCGAACTTGAGCCACTGCATGAACCGGCAATAGGGACACGGCACGAAATAGCGCCGCTGGTCGGTCGCCTCGTATTCCCGTTCGATCCGGGAGAGGCCTTTGACCGTCGGCGTGCTCACGATGAAAATCTTCCGGCGATGCCCGAAAGTCCTCGTCCGTGCTTCGGCGAGCGCGATCGGATCGCCTTCGCCGTCCACGTCGCCGGGATAGGCGTCCACCTCGTCGAGAAACAACCAGCGCGCGGGCATCGAACGAAGGCCGACGGCGCTGTTGGCGCCGGCCAGGATCAGTTGCCCGCCCGCGAACCGCTTCGCGAGCACGGTGTTGCCGCTGTCGCGGCTGCGCGCCGGGAGCACGATCTCGCGCAGCTCCGGGCTTTCCTCCAGAAGCGGCTCAATGCGCTGCTGCGACAGGCGCTTCGCCAGATCGGTCGTCGGCTGCACCGCCAGGAACGGGCCCGGCGCCTGGTGGATCACGTAGCCGATCCAGTTGTTGCCGGCCTCGGTCGCGCCCACCTGCGCCGCCTTCATGAAGACGATCCGGCGCGCCGGATGCGACGGCGAAAGCGCGTCCATGATCGCGCGCATGTAGGGCGTGCGGTCGGTGCGATAGCGCCCGGCCTCGGAAGCGGCGCGGGAGGAGAGCACGCGATGGCGATCGGCCCATTCCGAAACCGTCAGCAGGGGGTCCGGCGCAAGGCCGCGCGCCCACGCGCGAACGATGTCGGCTTCGCCATCATAGGCTTCGGCCGAGCTCGACCTTGAACTCGCCAAGTTCGGCAAGCTGGCGCCGGACATGCTTTTCGAGAACCGTTTCCATCTGGTGCGGATCGACGCCGAGCTCGGCCGCCATCAGCGCGGCGACGCGTGCCGGCCATTGGACCCAGGCATCGCGCTCGCGGCGCGCCAGCGCATAGACGGTCGCGATCGTACGC